TTTCCTAATACTAGATCTTGTGCAATATTTTTTTCTCTCTCATCAAATTTATTATACAAATATTTCGCAAAGTCAACAACATCCATACATCTAGTCCTTAATTTATCTCAAAGTGGGGTCCATCGATGAACGGCCGCCTTCCCTGAGAGCGACGTAAATCAACATATGCGTTCATTGCATCCTCGGCTGTTCCTTCCCAAGCACGAAGGTCATCTATCTGCCATGCAGCGCCCCAACGAATTTTCAAATCGGTTCTGACAGCAGCTTCTTTCATAGCATCAGCTATCTCATCGTACACCTGGATTTCCCAACAAGGATCTCCGTCTTGGTACGCCATTAAATCCACAGCGTGACCAGTATCGTCATCTTGTAAAAGGTGTTTTGAGTTCATCGTCTGGGATCTTCCGGCATCATAGAGCTTTTTTTGCTCGTCAAATGTCCTCACCCCATAAATAACTCCGAAGTCGATTTTCGTCAGTTCAATAGCTTTTTTAACAGTATCTTGTAACTGTTCATTTACGCCTGCTAGTTTCTGGAAGCTTCTTTGAGATAGTCTGAACGTCATCTTTTTTCTCCTGTTGTTTAAGTACTTCATCTGTCCACGCAACAGATTCTTGGTGGGTGTGAGTCTTTTCACAAAAAACACACCCACTGCCAATATACTGATGTTTACAGATATCGCAAGTAACAACTCGACCGACGACCATGTACGGGCGGTAATGAAAAGTATTGTCTTTGCCTATTTCTTTTTCCTTGCACCAAAGAACTTGGCAGCGGAACGGGTGGCGAAGCTTGCGGCAACGATAGATCCTAACGCAACCTGGTACCATTGAGGCATCCCTGTTAACGCTTCAAATCCTTCTGCCACTACAGCCCTACCCCACTTACCGCAGAAGCTCAGTACTAGAGGAATGCTAAACAAAAGTGTAAGCCATTCGTCCTTCCACGAGCCTTGCGATGCCCTTATAGCAGCTAAATCCCAATCTATCTCGCCTGTCGCTTCTTTCATGCGGATAGTCGCTTCTGCCTTCTGTATAGCCGTCTTGCCTTCAATATATGAACTCGCAAGACTTCCTACGGAACTAAGTATTGTCGAAAGCATTACTCTGCCTCTTTACACTTACAAACGTCACACTTCTTATTGAGCACAGCACACCAAATTCTTCTTATATATTTTATCATTAATTCTCTCCGTTTCCTTAAACATGACATAATGCCATTCGTTGTATCGGTTAATATCTTTTTAGGCATTCGCCATAGTGGTAAATCAAATAGGTTCATGTTTATCCCCTCCATTCTTCTTGAAAGCATTACTAGCGATAAAAGCTCCAATTATCCCCATATTACTAATAACCCATGTCTGGGCTATATTCGATAAATGGTCAACACGATCAAGTGGTACAATAGGCAACATCAATATAACAATGAATAGTGTAACAGATATCGCAGAAAACCACACCATATATCTTTGTTGATCTTCTTTTTTATCCTGGTTGTCCAGACGTACCATACGTTCCTTCATCATCAGTTCTCTGTCTGTAACGATACCATCACCATTAGTATCTAGACTTTTAGCTAATTTAGAATTTTTTTCAAATGTCTTCTGTTTCATTTTAATCCTTATTTAAAGCTATCATTCAACGAATCTACTACACTGTCAATATTTGGTTCTTTTCCATTAGGGTCATACTTACAACGATATTCATTTGGGCAGTTCCCCTCTACGACTAGTGTGTATGTATCGTTAGCTCCCTTGTATATACATACTTGTTGTCCATTCTTAGCCTGTTTCCTCTTATATCTCCTACAGGTTATGTACTTTGGGTCTTCTCTCATCCCCAATCTTTTTTCTTGCTCCCATGTCCAATCACTGAATTTCTTTAAAAAGCAAGTATAACAATTTTTTATCTTATCAGACTGTGCTAAATATACCACACCCTCAGATGCACACAACCATTCAAACGTGTATTGTCCACCATCCTTGCGTACACACTTACTTCCACCATCCTCTGTCGATGCCCATAAGAGTGTATACAAAAGTACCCAAAACACCAAGACCAAGACCCAAAACCACTGTAAGTAAGACATAACCGATAATTTTCTCCCGTAGTATCTTTCTATCATAAATTTCTTTCTGCCGCCTCTTACGGATTTGACCTTCCATCTGCAATAATTCGTCCCAACTCTTACTTCCGTGGGTAAACATCAAAAATTGCTTTAACTCATATCTCTGTTCTTCAAGCTTTTTTTTAGCGGCAAATGCCTCAATCGCTTCGCTTTCCACGGTTCCCCCACCGAACACCTTACGAAACATAGTAGGGTTCTTAGCAGACTTATGTGCTGCGTCTACATCACTGACTGCCCCCATCCATCTAGATAGATCCTGGGACATAGATTCAAGATCACGCCCTGCTTGAAACGCACGTTTAATACCCGCAAAGGCGGTAGATGCCGTGCTAACAGCAACCGAGATCGTAATAGGGTCAAACATTTTAGCCTCGTTGTTGCGTTGACTGCCTTTGTACGTCTATTCTTTCTCTATTTACTTGATTTCTGTCGTCAGCGATCTCTTCTTGCAATTCTAGTCTTGCAGAGTCGGTTGCAGCTCGTTGTTGCATTTTCATTTGCTCAAGCTGTAGCTTCGCTTGTTCTACGTCAGCATCGTTCTTTGTTTGCTGTTGTTTGATAGCAAGCTCTTGCATTCGTATCTTAACGAGTGGATCTTCCTGCACCTGTTGCGGTGGGGCAACCGCAGCCATGACCTCCTTCATTAGCTGTACTTCAATTTGAGCGACCCTTTCTTCAATGGAGGCGGGGTCGGTACTTCCTTGTTCTAGTTCGTTCATGTATGTTTGTCCAGTTACTGGATCGATTGTTCCTCGCTGTACGCCTTCTTGTAGCTCTTTCGCAGCCTCGTTTACTTCTTTTTCTACCTGTGCCCTTGCTTTATGGGCTATGTGTTCCTGTAGGTGTGAATAAAATGTGCCCATGACTTGTGGTGACGTTGCTACCAAAGGTGTCTGCATAAAGGTAGTATGTACCAATATATGAGCATCGTGATTTTGTTCCGGAAATACTTGTAGTAACTCACCCGCCAAGGCTCTCGCATTCTCAATGGCAGGGTCAGTTGGCTGTGGTTGCGGTGGCGGGGGAAGAATCTCCTCAATGTTTTGTACCTCCAAAGCTTGATACATCCGTCTATATGCCGAATGTAAATTATGAATCTGTGGGTTCGATTGGGCAAGTTGTAATTGTGTTTGTGCCAATGTAACCCGTTGAGCCATAGAAAAGATGTTTGGATCACTTACAGGTAATACGTCCACCCTCGCGTCAAAGTCCGTTGCCTTTATCTGCTGTTCCGCTCCCGCAACCTCATAAGGATAGAGGGGAGGAAGATTCTCTGCGAAAATTCTCGCAAGAAGTCTAAATTCCATTTTCTGTGCGTAATGAAGCCTTTTATGGATAGCAGACATGACCTTCATGCCACGTTCCAATAAGGCTACTGTTGTTCCTACAGGGGCGTTCTGTTGATTTCCTTCTGACATCTTTGCATCAGCAATCGACACAAAGCGTCGTCCACTGTCAACAAGGGAAGCCAAGAGGGTTGCGAGTGTACCAGAGGGTTCCTTGTAGGGGAGGGGGATTATTGCGTCACGGATATTGCCCCCCGGAGCATCAATATCTCTAAACTCTCCTGGTTGTAATGGTTCATCGTCGTTCCGTACCCTTACGCCCCGTGCCTTAAATCCCGCAGGAAGGTTAGCAAGTGTGCCGGCATCGATTAGTTGTCTTAAAATACTTGTAGTCGCTCTGCCTAGTCCACCAAGCAAATGAATAAGTCCGAAGCCATAGAACCCTAGACCAGGCATAAACTTGTAATGAACAAAATATTGCAGTTTTTTCTTTAGCTGATCGCCTTCAGCGTAATTCCTACGGATCGCCAGTACTTCTCCACTGTCCTTGTGTAATGTCACAATATAAGGCAGTTTCAATCCTGTTGGCTGTCCGTCCATGCCCATGTCCTCAAAACCCTCAATGTCGAGGTCGGAATGGCACTCTAAAATAGTATGTGTTTCCTCTGAAAAACCCTTAGTTACACCCTCTAATTCACTTACTTTGTCTTGCACAGTAGTAGAATCTTCGTCTCCAGACGATAGATCTAGATCCCTGTAAATACCACCAAGCTGTAGTTTACGCAGTTCATTCTCGTCCATCCTCAAAACATGAGTTACGCGAGAAGCTGTTTGAACATCACTTGCGGAATAAGGAATAACCAAGTCCTGGGCGGGGATAAACTTCGATACTGCCCTCTGTTTCGGGGCATCAAAGTAGACTTTCTTGAAGGTTGACCCAGATAAAGGTAGGTAAAACAGCATTTGGTCTGTGTCTGGGTCGAATTCCTCCATTACCTCAGTTATTTGGTAATTCATGAATTCTTTTATTCTACCCGCCTGTGCCTCACGTTCCGGGGTCTTTTCCCCCAAAATCTGTGTTTTTATAGGGCCACCAGATGGTAATAGCTCTTTATATGATTGTGCTTGGAACTGGGTCACCGATTCAGAGATTAATGGGTGTGTTACCCCACTTGCTCCCTCAAAAGGCTCTGTTCTCTCACTTCCCTGAACCCCAAGCAGATCTAGTCCCTTGGTATAGGTTTCTTCCCACTCGGACCTTGATTCCTGGTCTTCCTCGAAAGAAGCCCTCATTTCAGAGGATAATTCGCCTAAAGTAGCATCATCTAAGGCTTCAGCTAGGTTAGCGTTGTGATCATAGGGTTCTGCCATCACTTCCGTTGCTTGTTGCCCCATAAGAGCTTGGACAATGGCTCCACCCTGCCCGTCATCAATAACCTCGGCTCCCCCTTCAAAATCCTGGGGTACATCAATATTTACTTCTACAGACGCTTCATCTGGCTCTCCCTCAGTAACTAAACCAGAATCCACAAGGGATGCCATTGGTATACGTTCTTCTGCCACTAGTACGTTCCTTTAAATCTAGGAGTATACGTTGCTTCTCCAGTCTTCCTATTTATTTCCACAGATCCACCCATTTTAGGGGAAAACTTAGTCTTCACTTTATAGTTATTCCTTGTTGGAGCAACACTGACCATTGTTTTGGTCTTGCCTCCGCTTGTGGAAGAATTATTCGTCATGCCAAGGAGACTCTTTATGTTCTTCTTTGCTTTTTGTAGTGCTGCTGTAGCTATCGCTTTCTCGTTACCCATACCTAGTACGTTCCTTTAAAACTAACAGGGCCACCATATCTCAATCTGATCATACCACCCTTTTTTCTGTGAGGATTTTTATTTTCTC